CTTTACATTGCCTAAAATCGAAAGAGAGAGTGATTTTTGTTGAGTAAAAGAACAAAACAGCCGGTAAATGATTCGGGACCGTTAATGTATATCGGGCCTACCATTCCCGGATTGGTTGCAACAGCAACTGTATTTAACAATGGCATTCCCGAAGCCTTTACTGCCAAGGCTCAGGAGTGCCTTTCTTTATCTGAACTTTTAGTTCCGATTGAAAAAGTGGCAGAAAAAACAAAAGAAATTCAAAAAGGTGTAGGTGCAACTTCTGTTTTTTATCAGAAAGTATGTGCCTATTTTTTGAATAAGTAAGGAGGAAAAACAAATGGCATATCAGCATGGTATAGACATTAAAGAAAATGCAACAAGCATTTCCGCACCGATTACAGGTACTGCCGGACTTCAGGTTGTATTCGGCACTGCACCTGTTAATTTACTTGCTGACCCTTATTCAGCAGTGAATAAACTTATTATAGCGTATTCACTGGCAGATGCAGTTGCAGGTTTAGGTTACAGTACCGATTACGAGAGTTATACACTTTGTCAGAGTATGGATGCTAATTTCAGGCTCTTCGGTATTGCTCCTGTAATCTTCTGTAATGTGCTTGACCCTACAAAGCATAAAACTGCACAGGAAGAAACAGAATGCGAATTGTCGGGCGGTCAGGCTACTCTCAAGGTAACAGGAATGCTGCTTGATACTTTAGTAGTCAAAGCAGGTGATACAAAAATTGCAAAAGAAAATTATATCGCAGGTTTTGATGATAACGGATATGTTGTTATTACACTTACAGCAGCAGGACAGACCACAATTTCAACAGGCAAAATCAAAATCAGCGGTGAAAAACTTGACCCGACAGCCGTTACTGAAGCTGATATAATCGGCGGCTATAATGCAACAACAGGTGAAGAAACAGGTATTGAACTTGTTCGTCAGGTATATCCGAAATTCAGTATGACACCGGGATTGCTTCTTGCTCCCGGATGGTCACATAATGCTTTGGTCGCAGCAACGCTTGCGGCAAAGTGTAATGAAATCAACGGAGTATTTACTTGTGAATGTCTTATTGATATTTCAACTGAGAATGCAAGAAAATACACTGATGTATCAGCTGAAAAAGAAAACATCGCTTGTATCAGCAAGCATGCTATTCTTTGTTGGCCTATGGTAAAAGCCATGGATAAGGTCTTTTATTATTCAGCCGTTCTTGCAGCCCTTATCTCATATACAGATGCAAGTAATGATGATGTTCCTAATCTTTCACCATCAAATATTAAGATACCTGTTTCAGGCGCTGTTCTTGGTGACGGCACAGAGGTACTCCTCGATCAGACTCAGGCTAATAATTTGAATGCAGTCGGTGTTGTTACTGCACTTAATTCAAATGGATGGCGAAGTTGGGGCAATAACACTGCTTGTTATCCTGATAATACAGACCCGAAAGACAGATGGATTGCTTGTCGCCGTTTTTTCAGCTGGCATGGCAATTCATTTATTCTTTCGTACTTTGACAGGGTGGATAATCCTGCAAACTACCGCCTTATTGAAAATTTGGTGGATGACGAGAATATTAGAGGTAACAGCCTTGTATCACAGGGCAAAGCAGCAGGCGTGAGAATTGAATACAATGCCACTGAGAACCCTGTAAGTCAGGTACTTGACGGAAAAATTAAATTTCATCAGTACCTTGCACCATATACTCCGGCTGAGTTTATTGAAAACACCCTTGAATTTGACCCAAGTATGCTTGAAACAGCACTTGCAGGAGGTGAAGAGTAATGAAAATATCTGAAGTTCTTAATAATTTCAATGTTTATCGTGACGGAAAAAAGCTCATAGGCTGCACTTCTGAATTTACTCTGCCTGATATTGAAACAACGACAGAAACAATAAATGTGTTAGGTTTGCTTGGTGAAGTGGAAGTGCCTGCAATCGGTCAGTTTTCAAATATGGAAATGGATATTCCTTTCTTAAACCTTGCAGATGATGTTTATAAATTTTTCACTGTTGGTTATGGCTTTAATATAACTTTCAGAGGTGCAATGCAGGTTACAAATCCTGCAAATGGTGCAAGGTCTTTTGTGCCAATACGCATTGTGATTAAGGGTGTTGTCAAGAAGATAGCACCCGGTACATTCAAACCGGGTGCACCGAATAATGCAACTGTATCAACTACGGTTAATTATATTCTTATTGAATATGACAATCAGAAGAAACTTGAAATTGATAAGTATAACGGTGTATTCAAAGTTAACGGCAAAGATATGTTGTCGGATGTAGCAAAAATGTGCTAAGGAGGTAAACAAAAATGAGTAAAGCAACAGAAATTAGAGAAAATGAAATATCCGAAGAGGATGTTGAACTTGTTATCAAATTCAAAAAGCCATATACATTTGAGGGCGAAACAATCAGCGAGATTGACCTTTCAGGACTTGAAAATATAACTGGCAATGATATGGTGCAGGTGAATAAAGGTCTTGTTAAGCAGGGTGTAACCCCTATGCTTCAGGAAATGCAGCTTGAATATGCTCAGTTAATGGCAGCGAGAGTGACAGGTCGCCCTGTTGAGTTTTTCAGAAATCTTTCTGCAAAAGACTCAATGAAACTGAAGAATACTGTTTCAAATTTTATCTATGGCGAAGAATAACAACTTGGTCAACCTCCGATATTCATAAATTAGCAATCAATCTTTCTATGTTTTTAAGGACAGGCTTTGATTTTTTAATCGAGGGCCTGTCTATTTTTGAACTCATAGAACTTGCAGAGGAGGTTAAAAAAATCAGTGAGCGGACAAAGTAAAGAAATGAAACTTGCAATAAAAATTGCAGGTAAAGTTGATTCTTCGCTGAAAACCGGACTCTCTTCTGTTAAATCTGGTATTAAAGGAATAGCAAAAATTGCCGCTACTGCTTGTACCGCTGCCGCTACTGCCGTTGCAGGACTCGGTATGGCAGCGATTAATGTAGGTAAAGATTTTGAAAGTGCTATGTCGCAGGTTGTTGCAACAATGGGACTTGATAAGTCAAGTGCAGAGGGGCAAAAGGCAATGGAAACCCTTGAAGCAGCCGCCAAAGAAATGGGTGCTACAACAGCATTTTCCGCTTCTGAGGCGGCTGAAGGTTTGAATTATCTTGCTCTTGCCGGTTATTCTGCAGATGAAGCAGCAACTGCTCTTCCTTATACTCTTAAACTTGCAGGTGCAGGTGCAATGGAACTTGCTGATGCTTCAGATATGGTAACAGATGCAATGTCGGCATTGAACCTTGAAGCAAATGAGCAAAACCTATCATCTTTTGCAGACCAACTTGCAAAGAGTGCCTCAACAACAAATACAAGTGTTGCACAGTTAGGTGAAGCCATTCTGACTGTCGGCGGTACTGCTGCCAATATGGCAGGCGGTACAGCAGAGTTAAATGCCGCTTTAGGTGTTCTTGCCAATAACGGTATTAAAGGTGCAGAGGGCGGTACTGCTCTTCGTAATATGATTTTATCTTTATCAGCACCAACTGATAAAGCAGCAGGCGAATTGAAAAAATTAGGTGTATCTGTATATGATGCACAAGGCAATATGCGTTCTATCAATGATATTTTCGTTGATATGCAAAATGGCATGAAAGGTATGTCGCAAGCAGAGATGGACAGCGTATTCGCTACCATTTTCAATAAGCGAGATTTAAAATCTGCAAGAGCAATGATGGCATCCTGCGGTGAAACTTTTGAGGACCTTGAAAAAACTATTGCAAACAGTGCCGGTGCTTGCGATCAGATGTATGAAACGCAGCTTGATAACCTTGAGGGAGATATATCAATATTCAAATCTGCACTTGAAGGTCTCGGAATTGAGGTTTATCAAAATGTTGGCGGCGGTGTAAGAGATGCCGTTCAGCTTGGAACTGAGTGCCTTAACGATTTAAATGCAGCCTTTCAGGAAGGCGGTTTGTCAGGTCTTATAGGTGCTGTCGGCGGTGTTTTAAGTAAACTTGTCAATTACATAGCAGATATCGGGCCTACTCTTGTAGATGCAGCAGTTGACCTTATAGACTCATTCGTTGAAGGTTTGCGAAATTCATCCGACAAAATTGCAGACTCAGGAATGAGCATTGTAAAAAAGTTAATTGATGGAATCATGAAAATAGGCCCTGAGATTATCTTTTTATTTGTAGATTTATTCATTTCTGCAACAGCATCACTTGCCGCCGAATTGCCGGGAATGGTAACATCTGTTATATCAGGATTTGATACTCTCATTTCGGGTCTGATTGGAATGTTCCCTGCCCTGCTTGATGTTGGTATTCAGTTGTTGCAGGCTATTGTTGAGGGCATTGTTCAGGCAATACCGCAGTTGGCAACATCAGCATCAAGTCTGATATCTCAGTTATGCTCATTCATAAACAATAACCTGCCGGCATTTTTACAATTGGCAATAAGCCTTGTATCTGAATTGATATATGGAATTATGCAGGCATTACCTCAGCTTGTTCAGTCGGGTATGCAAATCATCAATACCCTTGTTGCTTGTATTTTGCAGAATCTGCCGATTATCATATCAGCCGGAATACAACTTATTTATGCAATAGTAAATGGACTGTTGAATAACCTCGACCAACTGATTGCCGCTGCATTAACTCTTGTAAGCGAATTGGTAGCAGGTTTACTTCAGAATTTGCCTTTACTCATTAGTTGTGCAATAAATCTTATTATTGCATTGGCAGGAGGTCTTGTTCAGGCTATTCCTCAATTGATAGCAGTGATACCTCAGCTTGTTGTTGCGTTAATAAGCGGATTTATGGAAACTGATTGGGGCAGTTTAGGAACAGATATTGTTAATGGCATTAAAGATGGTTTATTGGCTGCTTGGGATTCGCTGAAAGAAACTGCTTCTAATATATGGAACAGTATCAAGAACATTTTCAGCAAGAAAGTTGAAACTAATGTATCAGTCAGCAGTTCAGCAAGCGGTGCAGCACACGCAGCAGGCGGTGTGTTTACCAAACCAACACTTTTACAGTCTATTAATAATGCAAATCACCTTGTAGGTGAAGCAGGACCTGAGGCAATCCTGCCGCTTAATTCGTTATGGTCAAATATGAGTACAATGTTTGATCCTGCTTTTGCAAGTGTAAACTCTAAACTTGTTACACTTGCAAATTCAATAAGCGGTGAAAAGAACGGCTCAGGTGATAATAATTCAGGCGGTGATAAACCAATTGTATTTTCACCGACAATTAATATTTACGGAAATGCCAACAAGGAAGATGTTGAACAGGCCACAAAACTGAGTTTTGAGGAGTTTAAGAGATTATACAAGCAGATGAAGAAAGAAGAAGAGAGAGTAAGATTTTAAGGAGGTGTCGCAATGGCAACGAAATATACAACAATTCAGGGTGATACTTGGGACCTGATAAGTTATAAAGTTTATGGCTCTGAAAAATACATAGGTAATTTAATGCAGGCAAATTTTGCATTGCTCGATTATACAGTATTTCCATCTGGTATAAAGGTTATCATTCCAACACTTCCAATTGAAGAAACGGACGAAAGTCCGGAGTGGAGGACTTTAGATGAGTAGCAATACAGGTAGAAAAGCCATTGTAACATTAAAAAAACAAGGCGGTAAAAAAGACTTGAATTTGTCTGACTATCTGGAGTCTTTCACTTTTACTGAGGTGGCAGCAGGGTCAAGTGATTCTATATCACTTGGCCTTGAAAATATAAGTAAAAAGTTTCTTGATTCGTGGCTGCCTAAAAAAGGCAATGTGTATATTCCTAAAATAACACTTTGCAATTGGGAAAAAGACGGAAAGAATCAAGCAATTTCTTGCGGTAAATTTACATTGGACGACTTCAGCGTATCTGGTCGCCCATTGTCTGCCACATTAAATGCAGTGTCTGCACCTGCTAATAGTGCATTTACAACGAAACAGAGAACAAAGACTTGGAAATCAATAACTGTGCAGCAGATAGCAAAGGTTATTGCAGCAAGATATAAACTGAAACTCGTTTACGATGCTTCCAAGATTTCGATAAGTTCTTTGGAGCAGAACAGCACCGCTGACAGTTCATTTTTGAATGGTATCTGCGAAGATTATGCACTTGCAATGAAAATCTTTGCAGACAAACTTGTTATTTACAGTAAAGCAAAATATGAAAGCAAAAAAGCCGTTAGAGTAGTAAAAGAGTCAGATATGTTAAGCTGGGCATATAACACTACTTTAACAGGTACATATACAGGCTGTAAGTATTCATATACAAATCCGAGCGATAACAAAACCGTAACAGTTAATGTAGGCAAAGGCAGTAGATGGCTTACTGCCAATGGTGAAGCAAGTTCAAAGGCTGATGCTCAGAAAAGAGCATATGCAGCAGTCAACAACTCAAATGAGGGAATGACGGAACTTTCTTTTACTATCCCGGCAGATCCTAAAATTATAGCTACTGCAAATATTAAGGTTACAGGTCTTGGAAAACTTAACGGAAAATACTTTATTGAGCAGGTCAGCCTTTCGGTAGGCGGTAATGGTGGTTCTGTTATGAGTGTAAAGGCACATAAAGTTCAGCAGAGATTACCTAAATCATAGTGAAAGGACACGATAATATGAGCAAAGGTCCGGAAATAAGACTCGGTCAGGTATCAACGGTTGATTATTCCAACGGAATGGTAAGTGTGCGATATCCTGACCTTGATAACTCGGTAACAAACAAAATGCCGATGTTATCATTTAACGGCGAATATAAAATGCCGAATGTTGATGATACCGTTGTAGTGCTTAAACTTTCAAACGGTTCATCAATCGGAATTGTACTCGGCGGATATTGGAATACAACAAATAAGCCTGTTGCAGCAGGCAAGAATGTGTATCATAAAGAAATATCAGACAACACCTTTTTTGAGTACAAGGATGATTGCTTAGTGATACATTCACCGAATATCAGATTTGAAACTGATTCCGGTGTAAAAGAAATTTAAGGCGAAAGGGTGATGCTTTATGGCTAAAGTCGGAAGCTGGGGAAAAGATATTGTTTTCAGTGTAGACGATAAAAAATTATTTACACCCTCAACTTTTGAACGCTCAGGCTCTGCAAGATGGGCAAATCACGAAATTATAGGCAGCAAACCTAAGAGTGAATTTTTAGGACCCGGCACAGACCAAATTCAAATGGATATTACCCTTGATATAAACCTTGGTATTAAACCAATTAAGATTATAAAAAAACTGAAAAAGGCAAAGGATACCGGAAAAGTAAATACTTTAATGATAGGTACTAACAAGATAGGTAACTACAAATGGCTTATTGAGTCTATGAGCGATAAATGGGAAACCGTCTATTCAAAAGGACAACTTGCAAAAGCCAAAGTATCTCTTTCCTTAAAAGAATACAGATAAGGAGTTGATGTAATTATGAATATGTCTGATTCCGTGGTTGTGATTTCAGAGGAAGATGAAAGCACAGCCTTTTTGAATTTTGCAAAAGAAAGCCTTGAGGTTTTGATATCAACTCCAGAGGGTACTGCTCCACTTGATAGAAGTTTCGGACTCGACCAGTCTTTCCTTTCTTTGCCGCCTGAAACAGCAAGAACGCTGTTTGCACAGGAACTTATTGCAAAGGCAGAAAAATACATTCCTGAAATAAGTGTTACTGTAGTTGACAGTGATATTGACAGCAGCGGAAATCTTCAGCCTGTAATTACAGTTTGCAGGAATGAGGACTATGAAGAGTCAGAGGACGAAGAAGATGATTTGACTACAGAAGAGGATAATTTTTATTATGATGACCAAGACCCTGATGCCGATAATTACATTGAGGGAGATGATGATATATGATTGAAGAACTTAAAAATCTGCCCGACATTAGTTTTATTGACAATATGACGATAGAGGATGTTCAGTCATTCTTAATATCCAGATATGAAAAGAAATATGCTGAACTCTCAGAAAGAGATAGTTATTCCCTTCCTAAATCAAGTGTTTACAGAATAATCCTTAATGCGAATGCAGAATTGATTTATCAGGCTCTTCAATACATTGACAGAGCAGGCAAGCAAAATATGCTTAAAGATACCTACGGCGAATATTTAGATAACCTTGCCGCACTCAAAGGAGTAAAAAGAAATCCGGCACAACCTGCAACAGTAACAATTCGTTTTTCATTGGAAAGTGCCAGAGGTTCTGCAACAGGTATTCCGGCAGGTACAAGAGTATCTAACGGCAGTGATGTTTATTTTTCAGTTCCTGAATATACAGAAATTCCACCCGGTGCGTTATTTGTTGATTGTAAGGTTAGATGTCTTACAGCAGGCAAAGCAGGCAATGGCTTTGCAGCAGGTGAAATTAATATTCTTGTTGACCCTATTATGTATATAGACAGCGTTGTTAATATTGATGAATCAGCAAATGGCTCAGACATAGAATCAGATGATGATTTAAGAAAAAGAGTTTTTTATGCACCCTCTTCTTACAGTTGTGCAGGTCCCATTGATGCATATGTTTATTGGGTTAAATCATTTTCAAATAATATAGCAGATATTAATGTTACAACTGAAGAAAGTACGGCAACTGTTGAAATACGAGTTTTGCTTGAAAATGGTAAATTACCGGATGAAAGTTTTCTTAATAGTTTACTTGAATATATCAGTGCCGATGATAAAAAACCATTGACAGACCTTATAAGAGTATCTGCCCCTATTCCGGTTAAGTATAATATTGATTTTAAATATTATATAAATCAGAGCGACAAAATGCAGGCAGCAATGATACAGTCAGCTGTTATTCAGGCTGTTGAAAAGTATAAGCAATGGCAAAACGGAAAAATCGGCAGAGATATTAATCCAGATAAACTAAAAGAGTTAGTTATGGCAGCAGGAGCAAAAAGAGTTGAAATCATATCCCCTGTGTATTCAGAAATAAGCGATGATAAAGTCGCTTCACTTAACGATTATGAAAATTCAACAAGAATTGAATATGGAGGTCTTGAAAATGACTAAAATTCAAGATGCCAGCCTCTATGAAATATTACCGTTTAATATAAAAAGCGATAATATTGAAGTGCAGGCTTTAAGTTATGCTGTTCAGCAGAGCCTTTCAATGCTTTGTAAATTTTCAGACGGTGTCAGGATAATGGCTGCAATTGATAATATGCCTGAAAAAGTCATTAATAATCTTGCTGTGGAATTAAATCTGCCTTGTTTTCATCCCGAATCAAATATTGATGTTAAGCGTACTTTGGTTAAAGATGCTTTTATATGGCACACCATAGCCGGAACTGCATCAGCAATAAGAAGGTACTTCTCGACGATAAGTCAAGATACTGATATACAAGAATGGTTTGATTATGGCGGCGATCCATATCATTTTAGGATTATAGTAACGGTGCCTGAAAATCAAGAGGTAACAGAAGATATTTTGATAGATATGGCACAGCAAATTGTCAAATTAAAAAATGCAAGGTCAATATTAGATGAAGCACTTATTGTCAAGGAACATAATCAGGATATGCAGCAGGCAATGGCAATTGGTGTTGCTGTTATACAAGAAAATAATCTTGGTGAAAGTGAAGAATCCAGTAATTGGCTTGATGATGATACATTTATTATGTATTCTTCATCAGAAGAAAGTACTGTTTTTTGCGATAAAAACGGAAATGTTTTTACTGTATAAAGGAGGTATATATGGATTTTACAACAGTGCTGACACAAGGCGGTAATGGTATATCTCTTCAAACTTATTTTGATAAGGGAAATATTACTTTTGACCGTATTGAACTCGGCAGTCAAATAAACCTTAATCCTGAGAAATCCACCGCACTTGCACATAAGCAAATTGTCGGTCAATTTCTCGGCATTGATTGGAACAAGGACAACCAGTCAGTATTAATAAAATTTGCTTACGATAATAAAAATGTAACTGAAAAATTTGAATTTCTCGAATATGGTATATGGGCAACATATACAACTGATTCAGGTGATAAAATAGAATGTCTTTTTGCCTATGGGTACTCGAATTCAGGTAAGGGTACAGAAATACCGGCATTCACTGATTCGAAATCATACATTAAAAATAAACTCAATATTGCACTATCAATTGGTTCGCCTGATAGTGTTAATGTATATCTTGGTGAGTATGAGGACTATGTAAGCAAAGAAAACTTTGAAGAGCATTTGAATAATACATCTAATCCTCATAAGGTAACCAAAGAGCATGTGGGTCTTGGAAATGTTGAAAATGTATCAATAAATGAGGCTGTACCTGAGTTTGAACAATCAGTATTTGATATTCCTGCAACAGATATTCAGCAGTATGGTTTGCAATCGGGTGATAAAGTATCTGTTTTATGGGCAAAGACAAAAAGAGCGATTTCTAACCTCTTCTCACATTTAAGAGATTATAAAAATCCTCATAATGTTACATTTGAACAATTAACAGGTGCGAAAAATTTATCTGAGTTTTTGAAAAAAATAATAACTGACGGTAATCAAAATATAGAACTCAGAAATGCCAGATATATCAGAGGTCAGTCAACTGATGGAAAAACTCATTCGCTCATCGGAATAGGTACAGATAATAATGTGTATATCGGCAACGATGAATCAAAGTTAGTTCATTTGCACAGTAATGATAATATCTGTTTTAGATTGATTGATGGAAGTTATTATAAATATTTTCATATTAATAGAGCCGGAACAATATATTCCAATCAAATAAATATAGCATCCGGTGCTATAGCAGCAACAGGTGCAAATGTGGGGTCAAGTACATACAGATATAATACTGTTTATGCTAAAAATGCCCTTAATGTTTCTGATCGCAAGAATAAGGAAAATATAACTGATGCAGAAATCGGTATTGAAATACTCAAAAGGCTTTCTGTAGTTCAGTTTAATTTTATCGGTGAATCAGAATTGCGATGCGGAGTTATTGCTCAAGAAGTTTTCAAACTGTTTAAGGAACTTGGCATTCATAATTCAGGTGTTTATCAAGCAAGTGTTTTTAAAAATGATCCGGACAAGCATCCTGAACTTGAAAATCTGTTAGATGAAGAAATACTGAAATATGATGATGCAGAATTGACTTGGAATGTTGATTATAACACACTCACATATTACTGCATTGCAGGATTTCAGGAATATATGCACAGGACTGACAATGAAATCAGCGAAATAAAAAATTTATTAACGGAGGTGCTTAATAATGAGTGAACCTTTGAAAAGAATGCCTCTCGCCAATGTTGAGATAACAGATAGCCTCGAACAAAAAAGTTATGTTTTGATTGTTCAGAATGGTGAAACTTTCAAAATTCCAACAAGTAAAGTTCTTTCAGAAACTGAAAAAGATGTCTATGTGAAAGATGCATACATTGAATCAGGTCATTTATTTATTGTATTATCTAATGGTGAGAAAAAAGATGCCGGTATAATTCAAACAGATTCCAAAAAATACGGAGTATGCTATGATTTTAAATCAAAGAATCCGAAATTAACAAGGCTTGGTGATGCGAAGTATCTCAAGGCAAGTGTAGCAAACGGTGTTGACGATACGAATGTAGTCAATGACTTTGACAAGATATATCCGTGGTCGGATATAAAACGCTGCACAGTTGCTGATGATGGAACTATCACATCATATGAAGGTGACCCGAACTATACAGAGGACGGCTCAATCGGTGAAGTGCTTACGGAAATTCCTGAGCATTACAGAATGACATACATATCTGAAGCCACAGACAAAATGTATCATTATGTCAGCCGAGAAAAACTCAATGAGCATTATAAGTTTGTTCCAAAGACATATATCGGCTCATTCCTTATGAGTGATGAAAATGTAGATGGTGTCGGTGAGAGCCGTGCAGGTAATTACTATTCAGAATCTTATGCATATAAAAATGCAAGACCTGTAGCCACTGCAAGAGGTGCAGGCTGGCATATGATGGATATATGGGATTATGAAACAGTAAAAACACTGTTTATGATTGAGTTCGCAACCACTGACAGCCAGTCATTATTTATAGGTAATGAGATTTCTGGTCCGAGCAATTCATTTGCATATGCCAATGAGGCGTGTATGGAAGATTCCTTATTAGAAGGAGGTCAGATTGCTGATTCAGAACAGTTTGAAATAACCTCAATAGTAACAGATTATCCTGAGTTATTTGTTGGTGATGAGGTTGATATTGCACTTCTGTCAAACAATAATCCAAGCGAACTTGATTATATTTTTGATGGTATTTCTTATACTGTCAGAAAGATTATTGCAGTAGAGCCTATTGATACAACGGTATATCCTGATTTCCCGAAGGCAATCAGATGTTATATAAGCGGAAATCCTATTACAGTAGGAAAAGCGTTTGAATGTTATCTTGTATCATCAAGAAATGGATTGACTAATGAAATAAAGGCATCATCAGGCAAATTGTTAAGGTATGAGAACGGTGATGGTGAGCCGCCGTCAGAAGGCTCAATGGTATGGAGAGGTATTGAAAATCTTGTCGGAGACGGTTATACTTGGTTAGACGGTATATTACTGCACAATGATAAGTATTGGGTGTGTAATGATGTCAGCAAGTATGATAATACAATCTATGTTCGTGATGAGGATGG